ATCATCGCTAGGCGACCATTGAGTTGCTCTGCATTCTTCCAGTAATCATGATCGGTATCAACCTGAATCTGAGGTTCATGAGCAAACATGTTCTGCTTACCATACTCAGTAGTTGTGTACCTCTTCATGGTATTGGTAGAAGAAGTCATAAAACTTTTGTAAAGTTGTGTAACGTAATTATATAGGAAACATAAAGACTATACAAGTAGGTATTTGTACGGGTTACCCGTCAGAATAAAGTAATGCTAATAGGGTGTATTAGTAATCATTATCATTTGTCTGTGACTCCACCCACTCAGCATTGTTTCTACAGTATGCATCAGCATCTATTTCCATACGCCAGTGGGTGAGAGTATGAAGAGTTTGTATCATGACCATCATACCCAGTATCAGCACAGGTCCTATCCAGAGTGGATGCATTACTATATCTTCTGTTTCTTTCATTGACCTCATTAGTGTGGTAGGTTCCTATCGCCGCTATTCCTGAACCTACCAAAGGGGAATACCGCAGTCAAAGGTAGCGATGCCTTGTGACTCAAATATTATAACATAAAAAAAGACCCCTGCAAAGCAGAGGTCTCGATCCATCTCGAACTAGAGATATTTAGAAGGTGTACTTAACTCCAGCTTTAGCACCCCAGTTAACTACTTCTTCGTTAGAAGCTTCAGCAGTGATTCCAGAAAGCTCACCATAGATACCGAATTGCTCAGTAGCAGCAACGCTGATACCAGCCTTACCAGAGAACTCAGTCTCAGAACCGTCAGTTCCGTCTACAGCAACGAATGAAGGACCACCTTGTACGTATCCAGCAACTTTCTCTGAAAGTTGACCTTCAATACCTACGTGTAGGTCTGTAGTAGCACCTGAATAGTCTCCATCAGGATAAGAAAGATTGCTTTCTACATTCACATATGGACCAGCAAAAGCTGCACCAGCGAAGAGGAATGGAGATGCTGCTAAAGCAGCGATTGTTGATTTGATTGACATGATTGTTTAAGTATCTCGCAAGAAAAAATCCCTTGCGGATGATAGCATCCCCGACATGGGATACTGTATTACATTCGCAAAGGGTTACGATTCTTTCGAGTCCTTTGTATGATAGTATTTAGTATAACATAAACTTATGTAAACTGTCAAGCTTTCAAACGAGAAAATCCTTTGACTTTTTCAAACTCCAAACATGTGTTGAACTTATCATAGAGTTCATTCTTATGAGAGATAATAAAGACGTTAGCATCCTTTATAACAAACCGTACAATCTTCAAGAACTCATCAGTACCAAATCCATCTAGTGATGAATCAAACACTTCATCCATTATTAGTAGATTGGTACTAATACTATTCTTATAGTCTTTAGCAATTTCTCTCCATGTAAAAAGAAGTGCTAGATCAATCCTCATCTTCTCTCCTTCAGAGAATGAAGAATAACTAAACTTATCATGGACAGGTGAGACTATCTTCTCATTGAACTCTTCGTCCAATGTAAAGTTGATATAGAAGTCCATCTTCTGCAAGTAATAATTTACTCGCTTGTTTATTATTGGAAGATACTTCTTTATTATACTACTCTTGACACCATCATCTTTCAATAAGGAGTTAGTCTGTAGTTGGTAATCGTTATCCTCTTTAGTCTTTTCTAGATCGTTTAGGATCTGTTTTAGGTTGTTTTTAAATTCAGTTAGTTTGTCATCTTCAGCAGTTCGATTCTCAAGTTTATAGGTAATGTCCTGAATTTCTGATTCAATACTCTTTCTGAGTTTATTTGATTCAGAGACTTGGATATTAAGTTGAGAAGTTTCATTCTGGAGGGTAGTTATCTCCTTCTGCAGTTCAAGGAACTTACGTTCTCTTTCCTCCTCATCAGAGATTGCCTTTTCAATTTCTAAAAGACCTTCTTGATGCTTAGAAAGAACTTGCTGGAGCTGGCCAATCTTATCTATACGAAAAGATTCTTCTATATCTTGAGTACATGTAGGACAAACCGTATTGTTATCAAAGAACTCCTTCTCCTCACTAGAGTTCTGTTTTTTATTTTGTATCTTACCTTTAAAACTTTGTAACTTCTTTAGGTTATCACCTGAAGTAGTATATTGTTGAAGGTCAGTTTCCCTTTCCTTGACCGCAGCAATGAGGTCTTCAATACGTTTTTCATTGCCGTCTGACCTTTCCTCAATCTCAATAATTTTCTTTTGTTTCCTTTCAATTTCATCTTGACCTGTTTTCTCAATGGATTTTATAAACTGCTGCTGCATCAGAATTTTATCTGCAGCAGATTCCTTCTTTAGTTGAAGTACCTTCAGGCTCTCCTTAGAGGTCTTTATCTTTTGCTTCATGATGTCAGACATAGAAGAGAAGACTTTGATATCTAAGAGGTCTTCTATGACCTCTCTCCTATGTGCTGTACTCAATTGCATAAAGGGTACAAAAGATGCACTACCTAATATGACAACCTGTGTAAATGATTTATAATTTAGTCTCAGTATACTACTCTCTAACATCTTCTGCTGATCATTAGCAGAAGCATCTTCATTCATCTTTTTCCCATCTCTATAGACTTCAAACACATTAGGTTTGATTCCCCTAATCACCTTATAGGGACTACCTTTAGCATTGAATTCAATCTCAACTTTAGTATCTCTTTCGTTTATAGAATTTACTAATTGTCCTTTATTAACTTTTCTAAAGGGTTTACCAAACAAACTGAAAGTAAGAGCATCAAGAACTGTACTTTTACCAGCACCATTAGCACCAACGATTAGTGCAGTATTAGATTCTTGAAAGTTTATTTCTGTAAATTGGTTTCCCGAAGATAGGAAGTTTTTATAACGAATAGTTTTGAACTCAATCATCCTTTGGTCTAGGTGGAATCACAATGTCTTCCTTACTAATGATAGTATAGCGAGTACCTGTTCTTTCGCAAGCACCTATAGCAACTTTATCTGCTACTGATATTACTTCCATCTCAGGATCACCCTGAGTTTCAAGCATCATAGCATATCTACTAGCGTCATCCTTCTCTTGAAAGAGAAAGACAACCTTCTCACCATACTCATTCAGGACAGCATAAGCACCGTCATCTTTCATATTTTTGACAGTGATAATATGCATTATAGCATAACCTCACAAGCTTCTCGGTAAACGTCTTGTATAAGTCCTTTTATTCTAGATTTATTTAGATCTGTCTCGATGGTATCAACGTACCCATTGAGAAGAGTCATAGTATCTTCAGTATCCTTTATCTCACTACCATCAAGAACCATATCATCTATAAGTTCTATGATCTTTACGTCATGTGGATTGACCTTTTGTAATGCATCCATGAACCTATCAAATTCTTTCTTACTACTTTTCTTCTGTACCACCACCTTTACAATCTTACCACCGTACTCACTAAACTTGAATAGTTGTCTAGGTGTATCATTATAATATATCTTCTTGTATAACTGATTTGTATTATTGATAGTTTCCAATTTCAATGTCTCTGTATCGTAGATATGAAATCCTCTTTTATCATTTACATCATTCCAAAACATTTCATATGGATTACCTAGGTAGTAGATCTTACCATTGTTAGATCTAGTATGATAGTGTCCAGAGAATACTTGTTTGAACTTATCATAGCAAGATATATCTGCACCATTCTCCATGGTATGACCATGTGTAGCAACAAAACCATTCAACTCTAAGTGACCCATAGCCACTTTACACTTAGTATTTTTTATCTTCTCATAAGTATCTTTTGTATTATCACTAGTAATCCAAGGAACAAATAGGATAGGTAAACCTCCTATCTCTAACTCCGTGCATTTAGCAACCACGGTGACATTATCGTACTCTCGTAATAATATGTCATTGCTATTGAGGTCATTAGTGTTTTTGTAATACGCAGCATGATTTCCCACAAGAGTAATGAGACTGGTCCCTTCAGATGCCAAGCGAGAGAAATAGTTTGCCTTGGCCCACTCCAAGCTATAGAGATCAATATTTTTGCGATTATCAAAAGTGTCCCCAAGATCAAGTACGGTAGTAATACCACGTTCTTTAATTGTTGGAAAAAAGATTTCATCATAAAATTTCAAAAAGTAATCGTGATATAACTTTGAACCTTTTTTGAATCCAAAGTGTTGATCTGTTATGATTGCAACTTTCATGATCCAAACAAATGATGCTTTGAGGTTCCTGCATTATCATTTGATATATTTCCTATTCCAGTCTCTTCAGTTTCTTCTAGGTTATACTCCCAGTCTTCTATCACAGTATTAGCAAGCATCCTATCAGACAGAAGATCCATTTGTTCTCTTGCAATCTCTTCTGTCTCTGCATCAAACCAAAAGTCTATTGCCTTACCTATCCTCAACAAATGAGGTTCTAGTTGTGGGGCAATTCTTTTGACATTATTCATTACTGCATTACCAGCAGCATCAGATACAGACCCTCTTAGTCTGACATGAACGAGTGCTTTGAATCTCATTTCTTTGTGGTGTTGCTACGTGTTCTGTTATGAATTGCTATGAACTTATCTCCAGCAAATGTGCCACCAAGACATACTTCAATCTCATCACCATCTTTCCAGTTGGTGTCACCGTTCATCTTCTTGTGAGTCATTGCTAATTGAATTTCATCAATTACTTTTTGTGTTAGTCTCATCTGTTGAACCTATACTGGATAGCATCTTTGATTGAGTTATACTCAGAAGACTTATCACTTTCGTCTGCGACGAAAACTTCGTCATACCCAGATCGTTCTATAATCTTTTGTCTTATCTCTAACTGCTTCTTCTCTTTTTGTATCCTACGTAAGAAAGCATAATGTATAATCTGAGTGAAATATGCAAATGGATTGTTTGATTTCTCAGGATTGAAGTTGTTTATATACTGAACACAATTCTCTATACCGTCACATATCATATCATCTTTGAACATATAGTTAACAAAGTTTGGTTTATATGACAGGTGTGTTGCGATCTTTAGAAAGCATTCACCAAGGTAATTAGTAATTCTAGGTTTAGGTTGTCCTGCTTCTTCTGCATCAACAATCGCTTTCTTATATGCAACAATAGCGTGTAAAAACTCTTTGTTATTAACGTAATGTTCAGATCGTTTTCTTGTCATTATATGTTGACTTGTTATCAATCATTATAGCACCACTTGACAACCTTGGCAAATCTATGTAGAATCACTGTGTTGCCGTTCAACGGGACTAGCTTAGCTTTCTTTAGGATCTTTAGAAGCATCTTTACCATCATATAGTTTCTTTAGAAGATCTCTCGCTTGATCTACTTTACTTATATAACCCATTTCCCTATTAAGTTCAGGATGCATTCTCTTGAATCCATTCTCAACTATCTGATTATATGTTTCTATTATAGCAATATCTCTTATCTCGGAAAGAGTTATAACTTTATCTAAACCTAAGACAAAACAATCTTCATCTGTCATTTTCATCCAAGGCTCAAATTTATATCCCATAGGGATATTCGCTCCATGGGAGCGAACCTCATGACATATTACTGGATTGTCTATAACAACTTGTTCTTCACCAGTACTATAATCTACAATCACTTTTGACAGAATCTCTTCGCCACTGACTAGTTTGATTGACGCAAGGAACTCATCAAGTGAATCCTCAGAGTCTTTAGATTTTGATCTGAATAATTTCATAACTAAATTTCTCCTCATTGTAGTATTTGATGCGTTCAATAAGATGATTCAAAGTATAGTTTTGCTTTGAACCTTTCTTACAATCATCAGCTACATCGTATAGAGTCGCCTCTACCTTACCAGAACCTTTTCTGAGAACTCGGCCAATTGATTGGAGAGTTCTAATTCTGGACTTGGAGGGACTGGCGAAGACGATGTTGTGCAACCGCTTAATGTTGATCCCAGTACTAAAAGTACCGTAACTAGCCACGATAATTGCATCATTTTCTTTCTCCGTAATTGCACGTACTTCTTCTCGATCTTCAGTGTCAACACCACCATGTACAAAGAACACAGGGCGTTCATTAGTATTTATGAGGTCATATAGTATCTGTCCATGGGTAGCAACCCTACTAAACAGTATCAAAGTATTACCCTTCAAGTCTAATGCTAGGTTTCTAATGAATCTATTTCTCTTTTCGTGTCCTATAAGATACTCTATCTCATCTTGATAAGTATCAAACACCTGTCCTTCATGCCTTAGAAGCAATACTTTTATTTTTAGTTTGGCAAGATATCCTGCTTCCTGAAGTTCTGCAGTATTGATAATCTTATATGATGGTCCGAAAAGACCTTCTAGAACCCACTTATGAGTTTGAGTACCATCTAAAGTACCAGTAAATCCATACCGATATTTGGTATCATACATCTTAGTCATGATACTGACTAGAGATTTTGATTTGAATTGGTGTGCTTCATCCCCTATGACCACATCAAATCTATGAAACCATTTCTTAGGGAGCTTGTAAATTGATTGCCAAGTTGATATAATAACCTTCTTAGGACTTATCAAATCCTTACCTGCATAAATCTTATGGCAAAATTTTTCGACATCCCAACCATACTCTACAAAGTCCTTATACATCTGTTCTACGAGAGAGGTAGTAGGAACAATAATAAGAGTATCCCTACCAGTCTCGGCATGGTATCTCGTTATAGAATAAATCATCAGGGATTTCCCAGAACCCGTAGGAGATATAATAAGCCTCCGATTTCTTTTTAGTGCATCACATACTCCATCTATCTGATAGTCTCTCGGTTTATATTTCGAGATAGCAGTCATATAATCTTTTACACCCTCACGAGATATCTTATCCGTCTCATCGTAAGGTAGTCCATAATACTTACTATCCTCAAACTCAAATTTATAGTCATACCTTTTACAGAATGACGCTACCTTATCTAATAGTCCTACGTATATCTCACCTTTGTTTATATTGTATAATCTTATCTTACCATCCCAGTACTTACTACGGTACTGTGGCATGAACTTAGCACCAGGTACGTCAAATGTAAACTCATCTGACAGTTCATGTGCCACATGGGGATCACATTCTATCTGAAGAAAGACTTCGTTCTTCTTCTTGATAACAAGATTAGCCATAACCTGCAGAGAACCTACGCCATTCAATAGCATTTTTTATTTGGTAGGTTCTATTAGAAACTTGCTTTAGTATCTCTTCGAGATACCTTAACATTGTGTCGTAGTATTCGATCTTCAATTTAGTCTTAGACAGTTTTTGATCTGCCTCAAGATATAATTTGAGATCTTCTTTATCTCTGACTTTATATGGGAATGGTTCCTCAGCATAAATGTCTGCGGTTGCTTTCCCAGTGTAATAGTTTCTACGTTCTAATAGAGTATTATTATACTGCTGTTCGTCACGCTTTCGCATGAGCAGTATCGTATTATATAGGTCGTAATACTTGGCGTGGAGTTGTGGTATTTTTAGCGACTCACTATCAAGTTCATCTTGATTCATATTGGAGTCTTTATCCCACATTGACTGTATTGCTTCTACAGTGCAGGGGTTAGACTTTTTTTCCATTGACATCAATCACATCAAAAATCGTATAACGGAAGGAGGCTTGTGCCGTATAATATTGTTGTTGCTCACTAGTAGCATTGAATGGAATACCACTCAAACTAATAGGGAACAGGTCTTTAAATTTTATTCTTACACTTGGATTGTAATCACTATTGATAATCATCAGAGTTGCATCTGATCTTTCATTGAATCTATCATCCTCATCTATAGTAGGATAAAATCTATCCTCTTTAGTGAGTTCACTATACTGTGATATAGATTCGGGAAAACCTAGTGAAGTAATCCATTGGTATAACTGGAGATAGTTTTCCATATCTTCATCTACCATGAAACTAAGAGTCAAGTCACCGTACTGCAACTTATCACCTGGTACTGGTATGTTCTTTAGATATGTTCTTTGTTCAGCAACACCCAATTGGACATCTGGTATGTTGGCTTGATTGCACAAGAAATCTACCTTGGGACAACGTTCTAATAAGAATTTAAAACCAACTATTGATAAAAAATTTCTATTAGAAGTCTCTTGCCACTCCTTTGGGTGTACTGATTTTCTTGTTGGCATCAGTAGTCGTACTCGTCTAATATCTCCAATGCATTATTTAGGGCTTGTTGGGCAGCCCATCTTTCTTTACTGTTCCATTCTGGATACCAATGTTTATCATCTATCCCCTTTTTTATATTGAGAAGACGTGATTCCATATCCACTTTCTTAAGTCTTCCGTTCATATATTCTGGGTACTGAGGAAATTTTGGTTGAGGTTTCAAGGTGATTATTGTTACCGTCGTATAGTACTTAGGTAATCTAACACTTGATTTCGGACTTCCATCAGCTCATGATAACATTTCTGGTTGTGAGCACAGTTCCTAAGTTTAGGGTCAGGTTTATGAACACTCTCTGTAAAGATAGTGAGAGCATCATTCCACTTTTCATTTTTTTCATTCATGATACTTTACCGCCCCATTCTGAATTGGGATCCATATAACGAAATCCAGATCCCTCTGGATATATGTATTTACCATTCTCATCAAAGTTTGGACCTACCTTTTTTGCAGGGTATGTGGGGTAAGGTCTTAACCCTGCTCTCATCTCCCTACCCTTTCTCTTTCTTTCCTCACAACCAGACTCAGCTACATGCTGAGGACAGGAAGTACCTAGTAATTCCCTGATCATTTCTTTGGTATAACCATTTGGATGTTTGTCAGTCATTAGTATTATAGCATAAAAAAAGAGACCCTATTGGGGTCTCTTATAGATTTGTGGGTGGGTTATATGTGCCACCAATATCAATAATAATTCAGCATTTCTTTTGCTGCTACTACATATGGTCTCAATTTCTTTAAGAGGTAGTACCGATTCCATGATTACCTTTCCCCCTCCATCGTTTTGACGATCCTATCAGCAAGTGATTCTATCTGATCATCTGTTGGATATAAGGGATAGTCGTTTGGATCTTGGTTGACACCTTTCTCATCTAGGTATTCGTACCTTTGTCTAGTTTCATAATAACGACTTTGTAGTCTGTTTTCTGCTAATTGCAGACACTCAAAACGGAGTTCGTATGGGTTTCTGGCCATAATCGTATGTGATGTGACTGAGTAAGCTCTTACTGTAGTAAGATGCGAATATATTTATACAAAAAAAGAGACCCCCGAAGGAGTCTCTTGAATCTTGTAATATAAATTACATGAGGTTAGTAACTTTAACACGTCTGTAGTAACGGTTAGAGTCTTTCTTGATAGCACCAAGACCTTGAGTTGTTCCCTCAGCGAATGGGTTTGCAACCATTCCGTATCTTGTCTTGAAGCCAATTTTTGGTTGGAATGTGTCCTGACCAACAGCACGAACCATCTGTAGTGGAACGTATGGGCAGTAGAACAGTCCTGCGTCATAAGGTGAAGAACCTTTATAACCCATGACGTAATACTGGTTAGCGTCAAGGTTAGCAGCGAATGGATCGATGTATACCTTGTAGCGTCCGTTAAGTGTACCAGCGAATGTGTTACCTGTATCATCAACCTGAAGGTTGCTGTTCAATGCAGGTGTGTAATCTAACTGGCCAGCAGCTGTAAGTGCAGAAGCAACGTCAGCAGAGCAAAGGATGATGTTACCCTTTCCACGACGAGTTCTTTGTGCGATAGCGTTAGCATCACGCTCTAGCTGGAAGATCATACCTTTGAACTTCTCAACCATCCA